CGCGCAAAGCCGACTATATAGCGCCAACGGACGCCCTGCAGGTGCAAACTGTTGACGGCAACACCAACATCATTTTAGAAGCAAATCGCGGCATGCCGACGATGGAATTCCAAACGAACGAAGTAGCATTCCAGCAGCTTGCAAGCAATTGCGATATTGACGTGCGGACCGCTCGCCGATTGCGGGATAACGAAAACTATTCCGCCGAGTTCGACAACCTAATTAATAAAATTTTGGTTAATGAACCCAAGTCTAAAATGCTGCGCACGTTTGATGGGGACCAGCCGCTGGTGCGGGCCATTGTTAGCGATAAGTTCAAAACGTTCGACAACGTCGATTTAGTCGAGTCTGCATTACCGCAGTTAATGGATTCGCCGGCGAATTGGCAAATAGTGAACGGCACCGTTACTGACCATCGCCTCTATCTGCGCCTTAAAAGTCTGGTGCAGGTAGCGGAACCGGCTTTGGGTGATCATATGGCCAACGGCATTCTGTTACGAAATTCTGAAGTAGGCATGGGCAGCGTTGAAGTGCGGCAGATGGTGTTCACTTTGGCCTGCCTCAACGGAATGATGAGCAGCAATATCACCCGCCACACTCACGTTACCTCAGCACGCGGAACCGACGACTGGTCTGTTCTAACTGCCGAAGCAAAAAACGCTGACAACCACGCGCTGCAACTCAAACTTCGGGACGTCGTGGCCAGCTACGCCAGCCGAGAAAGCTTCGACCAAACCGTCGAGCAAATGAGAATTGCGCACGGGGACATTGTTGAGAATGGTTTAGCTAATCCCGCCGCCGTTGTGGATAGCGTCGTTAAAGTTTTGAGTTTGCCTAAGAAATCGAGCGACTCGATTATGGCGGGCCTTATGCAGACCATTCAACAGCCCGGGTATAGCAATAAACCGATCAGCCGCGCCACAATCGTGAACGCGGTAACTGCCGTGGCGCATACCGCCGACGCGGATAGCGTCGATGATTGGTATTCCAACGGGCGCGCTGTGCTGGATCTGCCGCGTAATCAGTGGGAGACAATCGCACGCGCTGCTTAATCGGTCCCGCTGCGCCCCTTCATAGCCCGCCAAGTGCGGGCTTTTCTTTTTATGCGATTTCTCCTATAATCCGCGCACGCTCCGAACCGAGGGCGCAATAACGGAGAAAGAAACATGAAAACCGAAAACGAAAACGTAGAACCCGCGAAGATTGGCAGCGATCCGGACTATTTAGATCGTCTCGCTGACTCTCTCAGCAAAAGCGGCCACGCGCATGCGGCTATCGACATTCAATCGGCTGCCGCCGAAATACGTCGACTGACAAACATATCAGATGGCCTTGATCGTGAATTGACCCTTGCAAAAACGGCACGGGACACCACCGATCAAACGCTAGGCAATTTGTCCGACGCGATACTGGCCGTGATCAATGAGGAACTCGAAGCGAAAATTGTCGAAATGCTCGAAGACAAGATTAGAGAAGCGTTAGACGATTACGATCCTACCCAGCATTATGATTTTGACGATGCTGTAGATCGTCGGGTATCAGAGTCTAGCATCGATGACATTGTGCGCGAGATGCTAGATAACGCGAGTGTCTCGATCAGTGTGTAGCGTGCAATACCTCGCAACTTAGCCCGCCACGTGCGGGCTTTTTTATGTCTGCGAGAACCCGTATACTTTCAGCACGCCGAGACGTTCGGCGCAATGAAAAGGAAAAAGTGAAAATGGAAAACTTTAGAAAATATTTGGCAGACAATGGAATCGCGGACTCGCGCACTCTTTCGTTGGCCACCGCGTTCAATCAATTGCACCGCGCATATTGCGAACTCGATTATCAAAACCGATATGCTTTTGATCTGATTTTTGGTTCAGACATTCGCGAGGGGTTAATCAAGTACGCCGATCACTGTCCCTATGCGAACGCTGATCTACGAGAGCACGTGCAAAAGTCTGTCGACGTCGGGATTGTTCGCAATGCTGACGTAGAGGATATCAACGGCATGATTCATTCTTAGCGAATTACCGGTTCGATCAAGCCCGCCACGTGCGGGCTTTTTTTTGTCTCTTTTATTCGAGTGTAACAAGCGCCGCCCCGCCTCTCCCTTTCCTGGTCAAACGTACCGCGCACCGCGAGTCGTGCGTTCTAGTCCGCGCACCGTGGCCTGTTATCGACAAAACCTATCGTCAGAGCTGCGATTCGGTCCCGATCCTCCCCGAACCGCGCCCTGAAATTGTCCCGACGATAGCCAACGCCTATCGATCCGCGCACCGCGCGCCATGCTCTCGGGTCCCTCGGGCAATCGAGGCTAGCCGATCAGCAAGGGTCGCCGCCCGCGATCCGCGCGCCGCGCGCCGTGGGCGCGTGCAGCCAGCCGCGTACTAGTGCAGGTTTCACGCAAACAATACGGCTCTGAAACAAATCGCTTTCACTGAATAAAAAAAGTGCTATATTTCGCAAAATTAAGCAGGGTTTATGGGATTTGGCGCATGGCCGAAGTGCAGAAAAAAGTCGAAACAAGGGGCAGGCCCCGACTATCTGAAGATACGAGATTGACCGGCAAGCAACTCAAGTTTGTCGAACTCGTTGCCACACGTGAGGGACAAGACACGCTACGAAATCTGGCCGTCGAAGCTGGGTTTAGTATCAACGGCGCTCATACGCGTGCCTATGAGATGCTGAACCCTAGAAAATCACCCCACATCGTAAAAGCACTCAAGGCACGGCGGGCCGAGCTTGCCGAAAAGTATGAAGTGAGCTATGCCCGGCACATACGTGACTTACAGCATATCCGTGATCAAGCAATAGCGGCTGGCGCATACTCCGCTGCGGTGCAGGCAGAAAAAGCGCGCGGCTTGGCCCAAGGCGATATTTACGTCAACAAGTCTGAGATCCGCCACGGATCGATAGATCAGATGAGTAAGGCGGAGGTAAAGAAAGCTTTGGACGAACTGAAACGCCAGCTTGGCGAGAAGGTGATCGATGTCGAACCAGACAGAGTCGAGCTTTTGGAAGCAGATCAAGACGGGGCTATCCAGCACTGATGCGATATGCACGCGCATAGAAAACAGCAGCACGCAGGGCATCCCTGATCTGTTGTTGCTGGACCGTGCCAAAGACTTTCATCTTATTGAACTCAAAGTCGTGAAAGGCAACAAAGTTCTGCTTAGTCCGCATCAGGTATCTTTTGCTACACGGCACGCGGGCGCTCGCTCGTGGATCGTGGCCAAAAAAGATGACACCGTGTATTTGTATCGATCTGATCAAGCGATAGCAGTTTTTGAGGATGGGATACGATGCCCGGCCCACGGCACGTTTACCAAGCCTATCGACTGGTCACATTTTCTCACCACTATTGAAACGCGTAGGGTCCCCCTTGAACCTTGATACCCACACAGACGCCGAGGTCCAAAAGCTTCGGTTAGAGCTACGATTGAAGCAGCTTGAAAAGGTAGAAACTTGTAAAGCTGAATTTTTACCATTTGTCAGAGCTATGTGGCCGGAGTTTATTGCTGGTCGTCATCATTATTTGATTGCTGAGAAGATGGAGGAGATTGCGTCGGGCAAGCTGAAGCGGTTGATCATCAACATGCCACCGCGTCATACAAAGTCTGAGTTTGCTTCTTACTTGTTTCCGGCGTGGATGATTGGTCGCAACCCGTCGATGAAGATCATTCAGGCGACGCACACCACCGAACTGGCGGTGAATTTTGGCCGAAAGGTCAAAAATCTGCTGGAAACGGACGAATACAAGGAGATTTTTGACGATACGAAGCTATCTGCGGACAGTAAAGCGTCTGGTAGGTGGGATACGAAGTCTGGCGGCATGTATTACGCGGTGGGTGTGGGGTCCAACCTTGCTGGTCGCGGTGGTGATTTGATCATAATTGACGATCCGCACTCGGAGCAGACGGCGATGTCGGCCAGCGGGTTTGAAAATGCGTGGGAATGGTACACGGCGGGTCCCCGACAACGTCTCCAGCCGGGCGGTGCTATCGTTTTGGTGCAGACTCGGTGGTCAGAGAAGGACATGACGGGTAATTTGGTGCGTCAAATGACCAAAGATCCGTTTGCAGATCAGTGGGAAGTCCTTGAATTACCTGCAATTTTTGATTCTGGCGAGCCATGTTGGCCTGAATTTTGGAAGAAAGAGGAGTTGGAGTCGGTAAAAGCGTCTATTCCGGCGTATCAATGGAACGCTCAGTACCAACAGAACCCGACATCCGAGACTTTGGCCATTTTAAAGCGTGAATGGTGGAACGTTTGGGAAAAAGACACGGTTCCGAACCTTCAATACGTGATTCAGAGCTACGATACGGCGTTCAGTAAGCGCGAAACGTCGGATTATAGTGCGATTACGACGTGGGGGGTGTTTTATCCGGAAGAAATCGGCGGTGCAGCGCATTTGATCCTGCTTGATGCAAAGAAAGGGCGGTGGGACTTCCCAGAATTGAAGCAAATTGCTCTAGATCACTACAAATTTTGGGAGCCAGAGACCGTAATCATCGAAGCAAAGGCTTCAGGGACCCCTCTGACTCAGGAATTGCGTAATTTGGGCATTCCGGTAGTGAATTTTACGCCCAGTCGTGGTAATGACAAGCTATCTAGGGTACACAGTATCTCTCCGTTGTTCGAAGCTGGTATGATCTGGGCACCTGATGAGTCTTGGGCACAAGAAGTAGTGGAAGAATGCGCTGCTTTCCCCAATGGGACTCACGATGACTTGGTGGACAGCACCACACAGGCGCTGATGCGCTATCGACAAGGTAATTTTGTCCAGTTGCCTAGTGACGACTGGGAAGACAGTGATGAATCGGTAAGCATCACCGCTGGGGCGTACTATGGCTGAACGCGAGTTTGAATTTGGGAAGGTCATCCCCGTTTCAGAAAATGAACAGGAGTATATCTTCGACCCTGAAATTCGAGAGCTACTTGCGCGTGGTGATGCGATACAAGGCATTCCAGTCTCCATGGTATCTGCCGACCGTATTGGGTTACCCCGCGCGTTAGCTCTTGGCGCTGCTGACCTTTTCGACACGAGTCGCCGCGAAGTAGTGATGCCTGCAGCCCGTGAGCTAGGCGAGGCAATTGAATCATACAATCCTGAGACATTTGGCTTCGAAGAGCGGTTAGAAGAACGTCTTCGTCCGGGCGTCTTTATGCAACCAGAAGCACCTGCCACTGGAGCAGAAGCCAGAGCAAACATGCCTTTGGCCCGTGGTTTTTCGCAAGCCGTTGATTTTGCAGGAGATTTGCTGACATCTCCCGAAACTCGTGCCGAAACTGCTCGTACCCTACAAGAGTTCCCCGATATTTTTGCTCGACAGATGAAAATCTCCGGGGAGGCCGGACTTCGCGGTGAGCGGGTCATTGACCCCGAAACTGGTATGGAAGGCAGCCCTTTCGATCCATTGCTTACAGCAACCGCCGGATTAGGCATAGCCCGCGCTGCGGGCGGCATACCAGAAGGTGGACCTGCGCTAGGTATTCTGGGCGGTAAGAATGCTGCAAACAGACGACAAAATTTTGAAGAGTTCGAGCAGCTAACGAGAGATAAAAAATTTCCTTTAACGTTAGCATCGGAGCGTACAAAAGTGTTTGTCGGTACTGACAACAAACTCAAAACCAATTTAGGTTTTTTGCGCGTAGCCGACACGGACGGAAATTATAAATCCGGGTCTTTGCAATCTCTGAACACTGCGCTTTTTTTTAAAAATGAAGACGGCGACAAAGAGGCTCGTTTAATCGACGTTGCGCCGGTGCAGCCCCGACAAGGCATGTTAAATAACGAGGCGATATATGAAGCTTATCCAGAGTTAAAAGACTTTGTAGTTCGTATCAACACCAGCGAGTCGCCGGACGATCAACCACGCTACGATGCGAACCTACAACGTTTGATGCTGCCCTCTGCCAGCGCACGAGAATTACAGATCGCAGTACAAGACTATATAGGGAAAAAAGAGGGCTTCGCTCGACCAATAGATCCTGAGATCTACCGAGCTTCGATTAAGCAAAATTTACGCACTCTGCCGTTGAGCGGCGGCACTGCGACCGATTTGAAGCGATTTTCTGGTTTTAGAGATCCTCTGGGCACTCAAACACGTCAAAAATTTGTCGATCAGCCAGAAGATAGGAGGCTCTCTTTCAATCCCCGGTCTATGACGGGTATTGACGGTAGTTTTA